GAATCTGCGGGGGCTTGTATGGGGCAGGACGCTTTGAGGCGCAACTTGAGATTACCACTGTCAATAGCAAGATCACGCTGTTTTGTAACCAATTTGGCCTTTTCATTTGATACCCTCAATGCAGTTGATGTTGTGGTTACAGCGGCCACCAAAGCCGCCTCCTTTGCCCTAGCTTGTGTGTTTAGGCGGTCTACTTCTTCTTGTTGAGCCTTGGCCTCGTAGTGCTGACCAGTACAGTAGCCACCACCAAAGATCAAGACAAGAACTAGCAAACCTCCAAGGATGTTACTCATGGCTTTGGCGGCTCATCGTTGTCGTTGTCAACAGCTTCTGCCTTTGCGGTAGCGTTAGCTACAGCCTTAACAGCAGTCCGACCAGCTACACCGCCAAGAACGCCAGTAATGAACACCATGATGGTGTTGATTTGTTGCAGGTAAACAGAGTCGATTTTGGCCATGCCCGACATGGGCTGAGTCACGAACGAAACTGAGTATAAAAACATAGCCATAGCGCCAAGCAGAATCGACACCAAGACCACGATAACGAATGCCCATACCCTGACCTCGATCTCGTCTGATGTCAGTCGATTGTTGGTTTTGTATCCAATGGTTGCCATTACTTTTTCTCCTGTTCAGGTTTGATGAGTTGATCTGGACAAGTACCTGTAGCGGTACAGATTGGGGGTTTGCATTCTGGTGTATCCCAATTCTTAGGGTCTTGGCATGGATACCTGAAGCGATCTTCACAGCCAGCCAGTAACCCGCAAAGGATGCCAGCACAAATAGTTAGTGCCAGCAGTTTAATTTCATGGTTTGTCATTTTTGCGTCTCTCCTGTTCTACTTGCCTTCTTAACTTCTCAACCTTCTCGACCTGTTCCTTGACCTCATGCTTGGCCTCTAAGATGTCGAGGTACAGCATTGCGCCCAATGGGAGTAGGCACGCTATGAGAAAACAGCAGAATACCCATCCCATTATGTCTTGCTCCAACGACTTAGCAGGACGAACCACAGCCACAGGTAGAGGAGGAATATAGTAGTCACTGCTAGGTACGCTAGCTTTAGCTGGAAGTTTCTTTCTTCCTCCTTGCGTTGCCATACCTCTTGCCTCTTAATTGCTTCCTCTTTCAACCTTGCTTGCGTCTGCTCCTCCTCAATCTTGTCCTTCATCTCGTATACAGAACTGTACAAAGCACCCATCTCACTAGGTGCGTTATATACGAGACACTCTCTTATTTGAACTGTCAAACGCTCCATTTCTTGAGCCGCCATCACTCTCTTGAGTGCCGCTTCCATGTGATTCTGGTTAGGGTCGTAGACTGTTATGCTTTTCAACTCCTCAGATCGTATGTGTTCGGCTAACTGCTCCTGAAGTTTAAAGAACGATGTTAAATCTTGGACAATCCCAATTTTGACTTGAGTCTCGTCCACAGAGACATAAGCAGATTTCTTAGACTTAGCAACAGGCTTTGCAATTTGAGGCTTTGGTTTAGCACCAAAGAACTTGAGAAGCTGAGTCCAGAAGCCGCCGATCTCTTTACCAACAGCCACAGCTTGGTCAACGGTGCTTTTAACCTCAACAAAATGCTCTTTAGCTTGTTTATAGAGGTCAACACCTTGCTGAATCTGCTTGACCAGACCAGCCGCCATGAGGCAAATAGTGATTGGGTCAATTTCAGTCTCCTAAGATGCCTGTGGCAGTGCCAAGTGCCGCCGCACCAGACAACAAGCCTGTGGGTTTTTTCTTAGCTCTCTTGTTGAGTTCAGTCAAAATCAAACGCTGTTCAATAGGGTCTGTCGCAAATAGACGTTGTTGCAAGGCTTCAGAAGTCTCACCGCTAATGCCTTTTGTTCTAGCGAGTAAAGACGAACCAGCCGCCTTTGCCATCCCAAACAAGTCACCAGTAGCGGCAGACTGTGCCATCTGACCAAGTTCACCGGCTTGCTCTTGAGTAGCCAGACGCTCACCAGACTTAGAGTTGCCAATCAAAGACTTGGCAGTTGCACTCTGATTAGTCAAACCCTTAACGTACTGAGAGAAGTCGTTATAGGCTTTTTGGTCATCAAATGCATAACGAACAAGCATCTTCTGATTGTCAGACTTGAACACTTGGCGAGAAAAGTCACCACCTTTGAAGTCGCCAACACGCTTGTTAATGTCTGCCATCATGCCAAGTCTGAATGCTTCCTTCTCGTCAGAATTCATCTTCTTGATGTTGGCGGCGGCTTCTTTCGGGTCAAGCTGTTGGTACTTCTGACCCATCTCAAAACTGTTCTTGATGCGGGATGCATCAGCAAACTCAGCATTTGCTTTTGCGTAGTCAGGATTCAATAACTTGATCTTGTCATTGAATTCATTCTTAACCTTAATGACATCACCGCCATAGCCAGAAATCTTGCCAGTTACAGAGTCAGTTTCTGAGTCAATAACACGATCAAGGCCAATCTTGATTTTGTGCAAGATTTCAGTTGGCACTGACTGAGCATTCTTGATAGAACTCAAATCAGGCAACTTGATGCCTCTGGTGTCTGCACTCTTTACGGCCTCATCGTATGCCTTTTGAAATACTTTCCTGTCGATGTATTCTCTAAAAGGTCTGGCATCAATGTCTAGCGTATAAGCGTTTGGATACGCAAGACTAGCTTTCTGAGCCTGACTTTCAGTTAATGCAGTCAAGTACTGAAAGCCATTGACATTCTTAGCCAAGCCAGCCTTCTCAACCAAACCCTTAACAATGTTGTTTGGCTGGTCAATCATGCGGTTCTCTAGGAACTCTTGAGTCTTACCCTTGGCTTTGGACTGGATGACGTAAGCGTTGTATGCCAAGTCTTGCAAGTTCTTGCCCAAATCCGCAATGACTGGTTGAGGAACACGCAACCTACGCAACTCATCCAATGCCATTTGCGCTTCTTGAGGTGTCAGATTGTCCTTATCCAAGTAGTTAGCCAGCATCTTGGATGCGGCAGTTGTTTGGTCACCAATGCCAGATGCATTCAATACATTGCGGATAACAGTGCCAGCCCCTTGAACAACAACGGGAACGGCTCCACCAATCAAGCCGCCAAAGACTGCACCCATACCAGCCTCAGTGCCAGCATCCTTCTCTGCATAGCCATAGCCAGATAAAGCACCTGTAACACCACCAGCAACAACACCACGACCAATCCGACCAAGGGTAGATGCACCAGTAATCAAGGATTGAGTTTCAGGGGCTAACTTGCCAACCTGACGAGCCACACCCAATGGCATGACCAAGCCACCAGCCAACTCCACAGGAGTCTTCACTAGCGGCATATCCTGACCAAACTGCTTTTGCTGTTCACGCAATAGATTGCGTTGACTCTCATAGTCAGCACCGCTAATAGAACCAGTCCTTACAGCGGCTTCCAACTCATCCAAAGTGCCAAAGGTCAAACCTTGACCAAAAGCCCTTGCAGTTTCAGCAAGCGGAGAGTATTCAACTTTAGGCTCTAGGACTGACCTAGAAGCTGTTGTAGGAACTGCTTGTTGACGCTCGTAAGCATCAATTTCGGCATCTGTGTACCCTGCCGCTTTAGCGGCTTCACGATCTACTGCCATGTTTTATCTCCTACCGCCAGTTGTACCCATTGGATTGGTGTTTGTAGTCTCAAAATTTGACAAAGGTGGTCTTTCACCAAATTGAGGGATTGCGATTGGAACTACTGGCATTCCTAAACCAGCATTTGTCCTACGTCTTTCAATGCTTGATTTTGCATCTTGAACTTTTCTCACGTTAATCTTGACAAGATTCTGCATGATTTGTGCGGCACTAGCGGCAGACTCAGCAGACTTGAGCAATCTCAATTCACGCTCAAAGTCTTTATCAGTCTGAACACCTTTATTGAGGCGCAAATTCTCAGAAGTCATACGTTCAATGAACTTGTCAAAGTCTTGACGAGCAATAACATCAGGGTCTTCAGAACCGAATGCGCCCCTAGATGCAATGCTTAACTTATCTTTTAAGCCAAACTTGATGTCTCCAGACTTGATGCGGTTGATGTATGCATTTGCGTCAGTAGCAAGGTTAGTTGCTGATGTCGCAATGTCGTAATCATCTTCTTCACTTTTCGCCAAGTTTGGTGGCAAAGGCTTGTTCTTAGCGATTTCAGCCTTACGCTCTGCATCTTGACGCTTCAAATCAGCATTGAGTTGAGCCTGTTGACTTTGAAGAACCAAAGATGCCTGAGAGTTAGCCAAGCCTTGCTGTCTGTAAGAATCCAACATCTCTTGATTCTGCTTCAAGCGGTCTTGAGTCTGTTTGAACTCAGTAGCTTTTTGCGATGCAATAGACAGTCTTTCAAACAACTTATCTGCTTGCTCAGTGTCATAGATACCTTTAGCAAAACTGCTTTGATACTGTCTAGCTGTGGCTCTAAGCGATGCAGGGATATTAGCGTCATTAACAAGAACGTCAAACGGATTAACTTCAGGAGTACCAGCCGCACCAAGTTGACGCAATGCTGGCAAGACTTTGGCTTGTTCAGATATAGCCGCACGACCTTCAGGGAATGAAAGCAATCTAGCTTCGACATCCTTATTGATAGTGCCATCAGGATTCTTGAGTTGACCAACCAACTCATTAGCAAGAGTCGCACGACCTTGTGTAGCGATACCTTGACCACGTTGAGCCAAGTAGTCTTGAACCTTCATCTGGTTCAACTGTTCTTCTTGCGCTACTTGCTTCGCCTTCATCATCTCATTACGCAAAAGGAAAGCGGCTTCTTGGTCACCGACTTGCAATGCGGCTTGAATGGCTTGACCATAAGAGTCAGGGTTTGCAGGGTCAATCATGCCAAGGATTTGCTGACGCTGAGTAATCTTCTGCAATTGCGGGTCAACACCACCCAATGCACCAGCAATGCCGCCACCCAATTGGTAGCCAGCCTGACGCATATTGATAGCGGCTTGCTGGAAAGGGTTTGACTGAACCTCACTAGCCGCCTGTTGACGAAACTGAGCCAACTGGTTTGCCTGATACTGTTCAGGAGATGTAAATAGTCCTAAGATTTGACTTGTTGCCATTCTTTTCCCCTTTAAGCAACTTGAACAAGTTGACCGTTGATGATTTGATACTTAGGTGCAGATGATGGTGTTGTTTGAACGCCAAACACATTATTCAAGGCACTACCTACTGCTGGATTCTGAGCAACACCGGACAGGAAGTTACCAGATGCAGAGTAGGCATTTGCTGGAGCCATAGTAGCGGCGGCACTTGTAATCCCGCCACTCAACAAGCTACCAGACAAGGTGTTAGCCGCAGTAGTCTTAGCACCAATGGCAGTACCCAAGTTCATGGGTTGCTGTGCAAGATTCTCAAGGCCAACACTTGTATCCATAGCGGTAGCAAATGGCTGATAAGCCGCAGTCTGACCAGCGTAGTACTTGTTCTGCAAGCCAGCACCAGTGTCAAACAGACCAGCACCAAACTGAATACGTTGTTGAGCCGCTTGGTCAGCATTAGCCGCCAATTGCAAATTACTTTGCGCTAAAGAGTTGTAGTAAGCCGCCATCTCAGGATTGGTAGCCATCAGGTTACCGCCTTGAGCCGTAGCCGCACCTGTACGACCTTGCTGGAACAACTTGTTCTGCAACAACGCTAACTGATTCTCTTGTGTAGGTGCAAGCAAAGCCTGTTGCTTGGTGATGTAATCTTGTGCGGCTTGTTCAGGAGACTTGGCAAGATAACCTTGACCCAAGCCAAACAGACTTTGAGATGCACCAGCCAAGGGAAGGTAAGCCAATGGAGCCAACTCAGCATCACGCAAACCTTGTGTCGCCAAGGCAGACAATCGGTTTTGATAGCCTTGAATCTCAGGACTTGCGGCATAACCAGCACCAATGACATTACCTTGTGCATCAGTAGTGAATGATGACTGACCAAATCGAGTGGTTACACCAACAGGGCGAAACTTAGCGGCATCAGCCGCAATCTGAGCCGCACGAACTTGAGCATCAGCTTGTGTTTGCGCCGCTTGTTGGGCTTGCTCTGCCTGTTTGGTAGCGCCAGCACTACTCAACAAAGATTGAACAGCAGAAACGCCAAGTTTGCCTAGCGTATCTGTACCAATACCAGTGATTTGAGAGGCTTTAGTTAGCAAGTCACCAACAAGACCTTGAGATGCAATTTGTGAAGACAAGGAAGCGGCGGCACTACCGCCAGCACCAGCACCAGTGGGTAATGTGCTTCCCATCAAGCCACCAGAAACGCCGCTAGTTGTTGTAGTGCCAGCCGCCGCACCTGTACCGCCACTAAATAAACCGCTATCAAATGCAGTTGGAGATACAGCCTGTACTGCGCCAGCCGTTAGACCAGAAATAGCCCCTGTAGTTAGTGCCTCCTTTAAAGAGTCACCAGCCACAAGACTTGAACCAGCACCTAGAGCCGCCGCCCCAACAACGGCAGTAGCCGCACCTGTAGCTCCCAATGCAGAGCCAATCATAGGAATCAGAGGAGGGTAAACAATGGCGGCAATAGCCGCAACAGGCTTTGCTACCTTCTGAACAAACTTTTTAAACTTTTTCCAATTTGCCATGTCAAGCTCCCAATTCGCCAGATTCAATCATTTGTCTGGTCATCTCGCCAAGAGTAGCAAAAACACCAATAAGTTCATAGTCAATCTCTGCTTCCAAATCTTCTTCTTCAGCCAAGTCGCTATCAATAATGGCTTGCAATAGTTGTGGATACAAAGACTTGTCTTGCAAAACACGTTCAGCCAACTTGCCAATGCTAATCAAGGTTTGAGGGCTAACACCCT